GGCACTAGATGGCTGACTCGTACTGTGACCAGCACGGTGACCCGACTGGTTTCGCGGGCGTCGGTTGCGATCGAGTTTTTGCGACAGCGCACAGTCAACTTCACCGTCGAAGGTTTTGATGCAGGCGAAGCGCTGCAATCCCTGGCGTTTGATGGAATTGACGTAACCCCTGGCGGTGTTGTGGCAGACAGCTCAGGCAACTTTGCCGGGGCATTCACCATTCCGTCCGGCGTTCCCGCAGGCACCAAGTTGGTGGAATTCGTGGGCGATCAGGGCAGCTTTGGCCTGGCTGAGTACACCGGTCAAGGCACCCTAGTCGTGCGCCGGTGGCGACGGACCACCACGATCACTCAGCGCCGTTTTGACCCACTGGCTCAAAGTTTCACCTTGGAAACGGGGCGTCATCTCACTGGAGTTGACTTCAAGTTTGCTGAGATCGGCGACACCAGCACCCCTGTGCTGGTGCAAATTCGTGAGTCTGACAACGGTTTTCCGAGCCAGACCGTCATTGCAGACGCGGTCATTCCAGGCACGGATTTAACAACGGCAAACACCTACGTTCGAGCCGACTTCGGCACTCCTGTCTACCTGGAAGGTGGCACTGAATTTTTTGTGGTGCTGATCACTGACGACGCTACTCATGCCGTGCGCGTCGCTGAGCTGGGCAAGTACGACAGCAACGCTAGTCGTTTTGTTACCGCTCAGCCCTACACCGTGGGAGTGCTGCTAAGCAGCTCTAACGCTTCAACGTGGACACCTCACCAGGAAAAAGACCTTACTTTCCGTCTCGTCGGCGCTGCCTTTACGGCCACCCAGCAGACCATTAACCTCGGCAGCATCACTGCTGCCAACATGACGGACCTGCAGGCGCTTGCGCCGGTAGATCTGCCGAGCAATGACACTAGCGTCAGCTTTCGATACACCCGCACAACCGGCGAAGTGTTCAACCTGGCGCCCGGCCAATCACTGCAATTTGACACCAGCATTACCGACACCATCCAGGTGCAAGCGGTGTTGGATGGTTCCAACATTTCCAGTCCGGTGCTGTTCCCCGGCGTTCAATCTGTGATTGGTACTGTTGCCAGCACAGCGTCTTATCAAAGCCGAGAGTTCCAGATCGGCACTGGTGGTACTACCATGCGAGTCATTTTTGACGCTGTGACCGCTGGAACTGCAAGCGTGGTCCCCGAATACGACAACGGCGGATTTCAGGGGATGGCTTTGGCCAGCACCACTCAACTGGAGGACAACTTGGTTGAATATGTCTACGAGGACACGGGCATCTCGGGCCTTGCGGCTTCTAAGGTCAAGTTAAGCTTGACTGGCACCCCGGCTCACAGGCCATTCGTCCGCAACATCCGTGCAGTAATGATTTGATCTGATGAGCACTAACACCAACACTACGAATCGCAACTATCCGCTGCCGTACCCATCAAACCTCCTGGCAGTTGATGTGCTGCGACTGCGGGATGCGTTGATCGCGATCGACGCAGACATGGACTTCGTGCAGAATCGACTGGAAAGTTATGTCAGCGTAAAAGATTTCATGGAGGAAGGAGTGGAGGATGACTCGATCGCTTTCAATAGAGCTATTGACGCTAGCTCGGCTATTTGGATCCCACCTAATACCACTTTAAAGTGCCTTGGGGAGGTTTACCCCAGATCTGGATTGAGCGTTCTTGGCGTGCGTGGCTCCTCCGTTTTGGAGCAGTACGGCCCCAATCTATTTGTTACCAATGAGACCCTGCTGAACTGCGAAATTTCTGGCCTAGATCTGGTTTATAAAAATCCTTCCCCTGATGTGCGCCACTGTGCATTCAAACTACAAGCCCACCATGCCTGCACTTTTGAAAATTTTAATGCTACGGGATATGACGACGTAACGATATTTGAGCGGCTTTGTCAAGCGAACGACACCCAAAATTGCACATTTAATAAATACGCTAATTTTGAGGTTGCAGGATGCAATACGCTTGATTTCGCGGCTGGTTTTGAAGAGCTTCAGTATATCCACATTGGGGATGGTGCAACTACGGTTATTAATACAGGGACAGAATGGCCTGAGCAGTTCCCGTCATCAGTTGTGGTTCTCAAAGAAGACAGTCGTAGAATTTTAAGAGAGTTAATTTTTAGCACTGATTACACAGTTTCATATCCGTCCGGTATTCTCGAAATTACGCTAACAAGTCCAGCTAGCTCTGACGAGCGGATATGGATTTATCCATCATGCCCTATTGCTACGAACCGCAGGCCCATAAGCAACAATGATTGGGTTAATTGTAAGTCGCGTAGTGTCAAAAGCCGTGGCCACACCGCCGTGCGTTGGCTGGACGCTGAAAGTTACCCGAGAGAACACATCCAACTGCATCAAGATAACGCCGTTGCTTACGATACAAACCCTTACGAGACACGAGGCGGCCAAGGCGGGGATTACAACAGCTATACCGACTCCGTAATTACATATAGCGCAGCGGTAACAGACCCAGACACACTACTAGGCTGGAGGCTTGGCCCAGGGTCGTTTAATACGATGGGCAGCGCAATCAAAATGGATCTGGGCTGGGTAAACGAATCCTTAAATCGTAGCCTTGCAATTAAGGACATCAGCCTAGGTTTTTATGAATTAGATGGAACGGTTTCAATCACAACAGGCTCCAAAGTCGTCACAGGATCCAACACTGTATTTACGCAAAAGCTAAGCCTCATCGGCGCCGCTCGCGACATTGTACGGATCGAGGGGCGCGACTACGGCATCGCATCCATAGACAGCGACACTCAAATCACGCTTTCAACTAATGCAAAGGATACGCTAAGCGGAGCAAAAATTTATCGACATAACCCAAGTGATAACACGGGCTACAGTTTTACTTTCGCGGGTATGTCGCTCGAGAAGAACAACAAGAGGGAGTCTCCCACCAAAGGAGGCGCTGCTACGTCATGGACCAGAACGCTGAATTACGGCACAATTACTATTCCTGAAGGCGAGACATCGGTCACTATTGATCACGGAATTTGGAGAGAATTTAAGGCTTTTGAAATTAGACTGACACCTGCAAGCCAACTCGAAGGCAGGAGTCTTTCTGTCAACAACATTACAAAAGACACGTTTACTGTTGATGTGAGCACTGCGGGGGCAAGTTGCGATATCGGCTATGTCATAGAGTTGCTGCCCCTCAATTTGCCCGAAAGTTAGCAGGAAAAGCGTCGGCTAAATTTAAAACGAAGCAGTAGGTGGCTCAGCTGTCAAAGTTCCAAGTGGACTTTTAGCTGACAGACCAGACCCGCTAAAATAAGACGGTGGGAGCGCACACCATTCGTCCGCAACATCCGTGCAGCAATGGCGGTTCGATCGAAGACTGGCGTTGCTCGTATTGACCACCAGCCAGGCACACTGAAAACCACCCAACAGAGTTATGGCCGCCGCCGCCGTACGCTTCGCCGCGGGGGCAGGGGCGCTAATTACCCTTAGAATCACTATGAGGAGGACCACTAAACCATGACCACCACTTTTTTGCACGGTGTCGAGGTCCTGGAGCTGGACACTGGCACTCGGCCTCTCCGCACTGTGCGGTCGGCGGTCATCGGCCTTGTGGGCACGGCTCCAGACGCGGACACTGCTGTGTTCCCGCTCAATGAGCCCGTCCTAATCCCTGGGTCTCGTTCGCTTGCTGCTCAACTAGGCGCAACCGGCACGTTACCTGCAGCCATGGATGGCATTTTTGATCAAGTGGGCGCGGCCGTGGTTGTCGTGCGGATTGATGAAGGAGAGGACGAAACGGCCACCATCAGCAACGTGGTCGGGACCTCCACGGCTTACACCGGCGTTCATGCTCTGCTCAAAGCCGAAAGTACCCTCGGTGTGACGCCGAAGATTTTGATCGCTCCTGGGTTCACTCATCAACGAGTGGAAGACAGTCAAAACCCCGGACAGTATTTGGTCAATCCCGTGGTCGCGGAGTTGCTGGGCATTGCTCAAAACAGTGTTGGACTAGGCGAACGCTTGCGGGCAATCGTTGTGGCGGACGGCCCCAACACTACCGACGCAGCAGCTCAAACCTATGCAGCTGACCATGGCAGCGATCGTCTTTATGTTGTGGATCCTTGGGTCAAGGTTCTCACCGGAACCGCATACGTGGATCAGCCTTCCAGCGCACGCGCTGCAGGGGTCATTGCTCGAGTGGACGCCGAGGTAGGTTTTTGGGAGTCTCCATCAAACAAGCTGATCCAGGGCATCAGCGGCATCAGCCGTCCCGTGCCGTTCAGCCTCGGTGATGCAACCAGCGCCGCCAACGTGCTTAACGAGAACAATGTGGCCACGATCATCCGCGAGCAAGGGTTCCGCCTGTGGGGCAACCGCAGCACCAGCACCGACAGTAAATGGGCATTTATTAGCGTGCGTCGCACTGCTGACATGGTGAACGAGTCGATTCTGCGCGGTCACCTCTGGGCGGTCGATCGCTGCATCACTCGCACGTACCTCCAAGACGTTGCCGAATCGGTTAATGAGTATTTGCGCAGCCTCAAAGCTCGTGGCGCCATCCTCGGCGGTGAGTGCTGGGTCGATCCTGAGGCCAACAACTCGAGCGACATTGCAGACGGTCGGGTCACCTTTGACTTTGACTTCACTCCTTGCTATCCCGCGGAGCGGGTCACCTTCCGGTCGGTGCTTACCAATGGCTACCTGACTGAGCTTCTTACAACCAACTGAGGTCTGACCGATGGCACTTCCGAAAATTCTGCGCAATTTCAGTCTGTACGTTGACGGCATTGGCTACGCCGGCAAAGTTACTGAAGCAACGCCCCCCACCCTTACGGTCAAAACCGATGAGTTTCGCGCTGGTGGGATGGACGCACCAGTGGAGATTGACATGGGCATGGAGCCCTTGAACTTGAGCTTTATTTTGGCTGAGTACAGTGATTCGCTGCTGCGCCAGTTCGGCCTGCTCGATCAGAACGCCGTTCAAGTCGCCTTGCGCGGCGCCATGGTCGACAACGGCACCGCCGCCACCTCGGTCGTGGTCAACGGCACCGGACACTTCAAGGAGTTTGACCCTGGAAATTTTGTTGCTGGTGACAACACTGAGGCCAAATTCAACATGGGTTTGCGGTATTACAAGATGACCATCGGCGGAGATGTCATTCATGAGATCGACGTTGAAAATATGGTGCGAATTATCAATGGAGAGGATCAACTGGCTTCAATTCGCACTGCTATCGGGATCTGACATTAAATGAAGAACCGCCCCACCACCCCAATCGACCTTGACTATTCCATCACCGTTGACGGGGTCGAGGTCTCATCCCTCACTATGAGTCGCCCCACCGTGGCAGATCAGCTGGCGTTCGAGGACGGCAAGGGCAGCGAAGCCCATCGCACCGTCCTGATGATGGCCAACCTTTGCGATGTACCTCCAGGCAGCATTAGGGAGATGGATGGATCGGACTTTGATAAGTTGGTCGAAGTGCTGCAGGGTTTCAAGAAGCCCCGGCAGGAGAGCTTAGGCGACTCTGTGTGTTTGTCGCCAAGCTGACCGGCTGGGGCCTGGGCGACCTTCTCGACCTGACGGTGGACGAGCTGCTGAAATGGCACTCTGCGGCAACGGTAGTGAACGAGGAGATTGCTGCCATGATTAAAAAAGAAGGGCAAGGACGATGATTGGCGGCTCGGTCAGCAAAATTACGGTCGAAATTGGCGGCAAGCTGGCCAAGTCACTAACCCGTTCGCTGCGTACGGCTCAAACAGAAGTCTCATCATTTAGTCGCAACGTCTCGCGCACCTTCAACGACGCTGCGATGGCAGGGCGCAGCGCCTTCATGGGCGTGGCCAAGAGCCCCGCTTGGCAGATGAGCGCGGTCGCTGCGGCAGGCATAGGCGCGGGTTTGGTAAGCGCCACACGAGTCGCCATTGACTTTGAAAGGCAGATGTCCAGCGTTGCTGCCAGAATGGGCAACGCCACACAGGCTCAGCTAAGCCAGCTCGGAAACCTGGCGAAGGAGTTAGGGGCTACCACCAAGTTTACTGCCAGTGAGACGTCGGCCGCCATGGATGCCTTGGCGATGGCTGGTTTTAAGACCAATCAGATTCTCGCGGCGACTCCGGGCGTGCTCAACCTGGCAGCGGTGGGCAACATGGAGCTGGCTGATGCCGCCGACATCGCTTCAAACATCTTGGGCGGCATGGGCCTTGAGGTGGCCAAAACCAATCGACTGATTAATGTGCTGGCCAAGACGGCCACCAGCGGCAACACCTCGGTTACCCAGCTGGGTGAGGCCTTCAAGTCGGTGGGGCCGGTGGCTAAGACCGCAGGGGCCAGCATCGAAGACGTGGGTGCCAGCCTGGCGGTGCTGGGGGATCGGGGCATTCAGGCCGAAGATGCCGGCACGGCATTGCGAAACGTTTTCGTTCGGCTGGCGTCACCGCCAAGCGAAGCAGCCAAGGCGCTCGACCGCCTAGGGGTGAGCACCAAGGACGCCGCAGGCAACATGCGGCCGTTTCAGGCAGTTTTAGGCGACATGGACCGCCGCATGAAGGAGCTTAACCTCGGCAGCGCCGAGCAAATTGAACTTCAAAGTGACGTCTTTGGGCTGCGCGCATTGGCGGCTGGCCAGATCTTGCAACAAGCAACCGCCACCGGCGAGCTGGCAAAGCGCATTCAAACGGTGACTAACAGCCAAGGGGCTGCTTCAAAGATGGCCAAGACGATGGGTGACAACTTAAGCGGAGCGTTCACACGACTGGGCAGCGCGGTTGAAGGCTTCCAGCTGGCGCTTGCAGGGCCGAACAGCAAAGTGCTTCAGGGCTTAGTCGACGGCCTGGCCAACGTGGTCGGCGGGGCAACCAAGTTCCTCAACACGTTCCCCCAGATTGGTGGAGTGGTCGTTGCAGTGGGCGCCGCCTTCGTTGGCTTGGTGGCGATCGCTCCGTTTT